AGAATGTCATTACAGTATCTGGATAGTCTACCTTGCTAGCAAACTCAGGGAAGTTCTTTCTGAATGCCTCTTTGTCCATGGCCATGGTTTATTCCTGCACTTTCTGTAAGGCTGCTTCTTCAGCAGCCTTGTTAAGCATCTCAGCCTCTTCCTTGGCTTCAGCAATGATCGTATCAGCCTCTTCCTTGGCAGCTGATACGATCTTCTTGGCCTCTTCCTTGGCAGCTGATATGATCTTCTTGGCCTCTACTGAGGAAGTCTTGCCATCTTCTTTCTTGGCAGCTTCGATCTTCTTGGCACCTGATATGGTAATGTTACCATTCTCAATGTGAGCCTTGACAAACCAGTCATCAAGCACCTCAGAAGGGATGGCAATGCCAAGACCAGAAGGGATGACATGATCATATGATCCTTTCTTTCCCTTCATCTTGACAATGAGTTTTTGTTTCACATCATACTTGTTAGCCATGGGTCATCCTCCTAGATGCCGTCTGCATACTGCATGGTCTCAGGATACACCAGCTCAAGACAGCCAAGCCGTCCAAAGTAGGTGGTCAGCTGGAAGATGCCACGATATTCGAGCGGAGTCCTCTGAAGTGGAACCATCGGATAACGGACACGCTCACGGTCCTTGGTGTAAGCAACCATGCGCTGAGTGGAACCGGCGCCACGGGATTCAAGCCACTTCACCGGAAGGATTTCCAGCTTCCTGCCATTGATCTTGAGAGACAAGCTGTTGTCTTCAAGGTAGGACAGGATGGACTTGTCAGCAAAACCGCTCACCTTCTGACTGATGATGTATGCAAACTGCGTCGGAGGCAAGAGCAGCCGGTCAGGACATACTGCATAACCAGCAGCAGCCCAGGTCGTATTGAGAAGGGTATTGACATCAATCAGGATTTCATCAGGCGTCTTATCAGCCCAGAATGTCGGACCAGCAGCACCAGCAGCCACAGAGCCAGTGGTGACATCAGTGCGATTGAGAAGACCATACCGGCCCAGTTCATCATCACCAATGTACACCATTTCATCAATGTCCATCTGATGCTTCAGCTGAAGGCCGGTGAGCTTCTGAACATCGATGGGACGGCCCAGACGCATGGCACTTTCCAGTTCAGGGATGGTGTAAGATACTTCCATTCCCCACAAGAACAAGGGCTGGGGAGTCTTTGCGATGTCCAGCTGGATGCCAGTGATGGACTTGGTGTCCTTGCCGATCCACGACTTGCCACCAGGCTTGGTGCCGCCGGCAGCTGCAAACGCAGAGTTGGTGAAGCTCGAAGACTCATCAGCAATGCTGACGTCTTCCCGCAGGTCAATATCCCTGCTCCATGTTACTGAAACGAGCGGAGCATGCATGGTCTGATCCAACCGCTCCAGTTCTCCGATCAGGAATGCGCCGGTGCTGTCGATGGTACGAGCATCGAAAGTCATCAGGCTATCCTTTGTGAATCCTCTTTTCTTGATCACGTGCATTTGATCTCCCTCCTTACCTTTCGATGTTGTACGAGATTTCGACAATCCCGTTTGTGTCTGCTGCTCCCATGAAGAAGCAATTGGTGACAGCCTCACACTCGCCAGCATCAGCACCTTCTTCGATGCTGCCCACAGCATTGCCGCTATCCCCCACTGTCACACGGACATATACCTGACCACGCTTGGCAGCAGTCGTGCCGCCGAAGGAGACCATCATATATCCACGCTTGAGGATGTCACACGGCAGTGCGCTGTTCGGAACAGCAGCAGCACCCAGAGCAGAACCAGCAGCCGTTGTCTCCTGCACAGGATACGGCTTTGCGATCAGGCCACAAATGACAGTGGCCGCAACATCTCCACTTTCCAGGATGTGGATCTTGCCATCAACAATCTTCACAAACTCTCCATAGAGAAGAGGAGGATGGGTGGTGTCCAGAATTTCCTGCTGGAGCGATGCCTCAGATACCCTGTTTACCATACCAGGGAATCCTGCAGGCATCCTTGTGACGTATGCATTTCCGAGTGTCATGTTTACTTCCCTCCTTTTCTGGCATCCCAGAACTTTTTGTTAGCATCATTGATGCTTGAAACAGTTACAGCACCCCTCATAATGTCAGAGGTCTTGTGCTGGACATTCTGCTTGCTGCCGATCTTCATGACCTCAGATGCTCCGATGAAGGCAACATCCATGGACTTGCAGTCCATTGTCATGAAGTCTGCCGGCTTGCCCATAAGGAAAGGAGAGATAGCATCCTTGCCATCTTCCGTCTTATATGCAGCATCCAGAGACTTGCGCTTGAGGAAGCAAATGCTTTCATCAAACGTCTTCTTGCTCATGGACTTGATGGAGTCCATGGTGGGCCGGGAAAGGTCAGGTGCCAGAATCGAAGACCGGTACAGGACTTCCTGGAGGATAGGAGCAGCATCTTTGGACTTACCAAAGGGCTTGTCCTTCTCCTCTTCCTCAGCGTCTTCTGTCTCCTCCTTCTTCTTCTTGGCAGCAGCTTCCTCTTCCTCAGCGTCTTCTGTCTCCTCCTTCTTCTTCTTGGCAGCAGCTTCTTCTTCCTCTGCCTCTTCACCTGCATCCTTGAACATCTTGACCAGCTGGGCCACAGATCCTTCAATCTTGTCAAGCCTCTGGTCAACTGTCAAGGAGGCATCCTTAACCAGCCCAAGGTCTTTAGCCTCATCGCTGGTAAGGGATTTGAAAAATGCCTTCAGCTTCTCTTTCATACTCCCTCCTTTTTCGTCTTTCGTTTTTGCATCGTGAATTGCACATAAGCTTCCACATCGTCCTCTGTCTACAAGAGCAATATGATTACCTCTTATGTTCATCTGCTTACCCCTTCCTGCTGCAGTCTCAACATAATCAGCATCATACCCACAGCTGATCTCCTTGATGTCACCTTTCATCACAGAGTCAATAGTGCTTTTCTCCATGATGAGAAGATCTGCATAAAGGGAATCAGCCTCAAGCCCACTACCACGCCGTACATTCTGTGCATGACCCTTAGACAACTCACTCCAATTGTCTGGGGTGACTGCATCCTCAGGATGGTGCATGGTAATGGGCTTGCCCTCAAAAGAGGCAATGGCATCTGCATTGAATACGTCCTCAGCATCCCGTGTAATGATTATTGCTCCACGGCTGTCTGCTGTAATGGGCACTTCTCCCTCATAATAGGTTTGGTCACCAGTGCGAGCGATGGGCACATTCCTACAGATCAGGAAGCCCTCTGGCGTAAGCGATTTATTCTTACTTATGTCAACCTTAGTATGAAAGAGCATGGCGCCGGTCCTCGCTGTTTACTGCTTGATGTAGGTTACTGTACCGACAACTGCAGAGCTTGTACCGGTAGTGGTTGAGCATAGCGTCTTGGCGCTGGGAACCTTTGCAATCGTACCACCATATCCAACAGCCACATTCGTTCCAATGGCAGAGGTTACGCCGACAGTATGGGTAACATCAGCAGCACCAGTATCACAAGGAGTGGTGGTGGTGGTACCGCTCACAAGTTTGAACGTTGTTAGCGTTGTGGTGCCAGTAAGATATGCTGTCAGATTACAGATGTAAATGGACTTAGCAGCAGTTAAGGCCACCACGCTTGAGGTGGTATTTGTACCGGTACTGAAAATGGCACTGCTCTTGGCAGCACTGGGATTGCTGCACGGATCAGCAGCAATCGGATAGATCACCACTGTATCTGACGGACCAGCCAGTGCACTGAATACAGCTACTACAAGAATCAACATCATTGCAAGTACACCAATCTTCTTCATGTTAACTTCCTCCTTTGGGGTTTATATTATAGGACTACTGGAACTATGTCCAGAATGTCCTCGTTGAGTGAAAATTCAACTCCACCAGCTTGCGTCAATTTGTACTTCTCTCCATCCTTATATAAAGCTATGGCATAAAGGCCATCACAAGGAACTTCATCTTTCGTATCGGCTGTCATAAATGTGAAAGAGAGAATTGACATAACACCATCAGCATTGGCACTAATGACTCCATCAAAAGGACCAAGCTGATAGATAACATCATCAAGATTCAATTTCACACCCATACTGGCTGTATATGCTGATATGTCTTTTGATACACCTCCTTCCTTTATCTCCCATGAGAATGTTTTGTGTTCACCTTTTACAATCTTAATAGGAAGAAATTCTGTCTCAATTCCTGGTAAAGAGATTACTGAATATAAAAGACCAAGGAAAGAACCAGATTGTTTGTCTGATATTGCTTCTGTGCTATCAGTGACAGGACTAAATGTGCCCCCTATATCTGATGGAATGGCTGCATCCTTCTTGAGTAGTGCCTTAAAAAATCCGAGAACTGTGTTGATGCCTGTACCTGTGAAGGCACCAATACGATTGTATATTATCGTACTTAGATCACTTAGGGCGAGGAGGGTGGATTCTTTGGCGATGTCTGAAAATTCCCCGTACTGATAATTGCTAGGGTCATCAGTCACATAAACTTCAAATGTTGTGCCCTCAGCCGCCAACGGAATCTCTAGTTCGTACCTGCCAAGGTCAGATAAACCCCACGGGGTAAGGGTTGCTCCTGCTGTGCTCACATCTACTCCTGTGATATTTTTACACCTATTAAAGGTCAAGTCATCTATAACCAACCCAGCAATTCCAAAATCAACGATGATGACCATTGGCTTCTCCTATCATAAAGCTATATAAACCTGCATCACAACGCCAGCAGATGTTCTGTACCACTGACCTGCCACTAACCCACCAGCCAGGGCTTCATCATTGTCTGCATAGGCTGCAAGTGTAATTGGAATATCATACTTGTATGTTGAATTTGTTTCTGCTATTACAATAATATCTGATTGGTCAGTTATCCTATACTTCTGGCCCGGAATTAATATTCCACCAGAAAACTCTGCTAGCTCTGCAGCAGTAACAGAATATGGTCGGGAACCAGCACATAAGTCCTCATGAGAACGAGTAGTGATAGAAATTTGGTTTACTTTGTTCGGGCTTTTAGCAAATGCTGTCATGCTGCCTTCCTCATTTCTATGCCAGCTATTTTCTCAAACTTCGATCTTGTCATGTACTGGATCTGCCCAGCATAGTACACTTTCATCGGCCACTGTAAAGAGGAAAGAGAAAGCACAGGCTGAGGATAACACCGGTCATTCGGCGCATCTCCAGCATGGTAGTGTCCCAATTTACTCTTTACACCAGCAAGCAATTCAGGAGCAGGAGCTTCGCTCCAAGACACAAGCACACCTTCCATATGTTTGTGAGAATTACGTACTCTTCCATCCTTAGAAGTTCTCCATACATACCAGTCCAGGTCTAAGTCTTCAGCCCTAGCTCTGGTCAAGGCGGTGGACGCCTTGCTGGTCTCTGTACGAGCTATCAGAGTAATGCGCTGCTTGGTTAGCTTCTTGACCAGCTTCTTTTCTACTAAGAGCTTGCTGATTGCTTCATACCTCATGCCCTTAGCAGCCAGCTTCTGCACAAGTGCTGTCACCTTCTTTGATACCTCAAGAGGAAGAGAAGAGATAAGGTCAGCGTTGTTTCGTACAAGCTCTTGCACCTTATGACCAGTTACCCCTTCAAGCTCATTTGAGAGCATCTTGTGTATCTGCTTTCCTTCTGTCCCTATGCTAGCTGCTTCTCTCCAAGTGCTGGCAGAAGAGGCATACAGGCCGGTGATCATCCTTCTTGCTACAGTATTGGCCCACTCCATAAAGGTTGGCTTGCTGCTGGCAGATCGAAGCACCTCAAGCTGCTCATCATAGCTGTCCATACCTTCTACAGACTTGCTGAAGAAATAGTTAGCCATCTTCATCATGCTGGATGAGTAGTCTGATTCAATGCGCTTCTTTGTCTGCCAGGATTGTTTGTTCATTCTTCAACTTCCTTTGCTGCTACCTTCTTCTTAGACGCGACACCTTCTTCCTTCTCCACAGGAAGACTGGTCAAAGGGTCAACCTCGTCCTCACCCATATCCAGATCAGGCTCATTCTCAGCCTCAGTAATATCCTCATCAGTTATGTTGGTGAACATACCAGTGATCCTGCTGCTCTGTTTCAATTCCTTAAGCACCAGATGCTTCTTCAATATACCTGAGTTGAATAGGTTGTTAAGTGAGTCACCAATGTTCTTGGCAAGTTCCACCTTCTCTTTATCTTGCATCTGCCAGAGAGGATTGAAGGCAATAGTTCCATCTTCAGGGAAGGGCTTAGACAGAAGACTCATGCTCATAACCCGTAAGATCGTCAGCAAAGGTTCATTCAACTGATAGTTCTGGAGCTTGTTGATATCATCATAATAGAAGCGCAGATCAGACTCCCCAGTGGCATTCATGCCGGTGGGCGACTGACCGAAGAGGCGCACAAGAGGTATTTCACAAGCTCCAGAAAGCTGCTGGCCAAACTGAAGCAGGACATCACTCAGGCCAGAGAAGCTATACTGATGTGCAGCAAACTGATCCTTGCTATCAAGGAGCGTCAGTCCCTCGTTATTTTGCATCAAGCGTATATACTCAAACTGCTTGATGAGTGCTGCTTCCATTACTCCACCAGCAGCAAGAATATCTCGAAGACCATCCACAAGGATAGTGCGCAGGTGCGCCTTGTAGACTAACTGGGCAGTTCCTTGTGTAGTAGAGTCAAAGGCAAGCAGCCGGTCATACAACCTCTCAACCACAGACTCACTCCACAAGTTCTCTGCTTGTTTCCAGAGGGAGGGCAACTCAATACCATCAAAGCGCAACACACGAGTATGATGCACCTTCATGGTAGGAAGAACTGAAGAGGAAGCAATGATATCATAATACTTTGGCATACCGAAGTCAGGACCAAAGTCTTGCACAAGATTGTTGAGAGAAGGATTTAGCAGCCACCGATCTAAAACCAGCAAGCCCTTGAAGCTATCCTTGCCCACTGTTTCTATCTTCAAGGGTTTGTCCATCTTCTGCCCTTCTATGCAGATAATAGCTACAGCACCACCATACAAACGTCCCCACTTAATAGCGTTGGTAATGTTACGCCATACATTGAGGCTGACCATTTTCTTTTGTATGAGGTCTGTGTTCTCTGGCTTGAGTTCTGAGTTGATCTGAATGCCTGCACGAGTCATGTCCTCAGCCTTGGCATCCACGATCTTGCCCACAACCCAGCTGGTACGATACATGGCATCCAACAACACACGGTTACGGGTAAGGAAGCCACCAAAGCCATACGAGCTACCAGAGGAAAGGTTGTCCCCATTACCTACACCCAAACGGGCAAATAAGTTCTGGTATCCATCAGAAGTCATAAATGCTTTGGCTTGCTTGATGGAGTCTTTCACTGCTGCTCTTTGGAATTTAGCTTGCTTCATCGCTCTCCGGTTATGGCTCGTTTAAGATGGGACAAAAGCCTTGTATTAAAATAGTAGAACAGCCTTTTGTCTTCTTTGTGCTTATCATCACAAGCCGGCAAAGACATGGGCTTTTGGTTGCTTGGTTTGGGCTGCTTCATGTTTTATAGATTCTTCAAATGAGTCCCATATACATCCCCACCACATTTTGGACATTGAACCTGTTTAAAATATGGCATTAGCTATTCACCGCCTTCAATAAATTAGAATTGCTACCACGCCTCTGGATATACCCATCCAGCATATAGCGAATGCCATCCCAGTGATGATTATGCTTATCCACAATTACCGGTAGCACCTCACGAGTCACAGGGTCAATCTTATACTTATACATTCTTGTCTCTTGATAGGGATTGAGGCACTTACGATCTAAGGTAGTACATCGCTCATGAATGACTACTTCTTTGAACCCATTGATATGGGCAATGCCATCTTCGACTGAACCCTGCCACTTCTCAGCAGCACTGATATTGAATCCCTGCCGTCGAAGATAGCTGATAGTCTCAGGCCTAGCACAGTCAGCCTTAATGGGCCACTGTCTTGATCCTGGTATCTGATCATACATCGCCGGTATGTCATCAATCTCACACCGTACTTTATGTATGCTATAATCTATGAACAGCGTCTTGTCAATGATGAAACCACGATCTAAGGTATTCGGGTCATTAGCAAAGCCGAAGTCAGCACCAAGGAATAAACGCACGCCCTTCTCAGGAGTAGTAAAGGTATCAATTCGAGCACGCTTAATGATATTAGCATCACTGATCTGCCGGCACTTCCCTTCCCATACCCAGTCATACGTCTCAGGATCAATTGCCCGACATTCTTCCATCTCAGCCCTAAGAACATCAGGGAAGAAAGGATTGTCACGGAAGCCGATCTCAATAACAACAGAGTCCACCGGTGGCTTTTCAACAAACCTCTTCCATGTGGGGTCAGTATCAGCATCAGGATTGAAACTAATCCATATCTCTGAATTGGCCTTGCGGATAGTAGGAATGAGGACATCCCAGCTTTCCTTGCTTACCTTCTCAGCCTCTTCTACCCAGCAGATGTCAATACCTTCCATTGACTTGACTGCTGTTATGTTTGTCTTGAGGCCTGAGAAGATGAACTCAGATCCATTTACTGAGGTGATTGAGGTGAGAGTGATTCGGAAGTATGCCTGAAGGCCAAGAGCATATATCTGCTCTTCAAGAAGGTGATGAACTGACTCTTTGATTGACTTCTGAAATTCACGGGCACAGAGTATGCGGAGTTCCATCTGAAGAGATAAGAGGATAAGGGCACGGGCAATTCCCCAAGACTTAGCGCCACCACGCCCACCATAAAGTATCTTATAGCGGGAAGGAGAGAACAGTGGTGCTAGCTTCTCAGGGAAGTCAGCGTTTATTTCAAGTGTATTTTCTAAGAGTTGTGGAGTCATTACTCTTTCTCAGTCTTCTCCTCAAAACTATAAACACAATCATGAATGACTGTTCCACCACCTTGGTGGCCACCAACACGCTCAGTACCTTCATATCTGCTTGGCAGCATATGAATCATCTCCACAGCCTTCCTGATGATCATCCCATCAGCACAAGATGTTTCCTTCTTACACTTGCCACATTTCTGTTCTATTGAATAACTCATTTCTTGATCTCCTTTGCCTTGACAAGATTAATGCTCACCTTCATGCTAGTCTTTATTGGCCCACCATCTTCGCCGGTGATCTCAGTTTTGTTTGGTAACAAACGGGTCATTGACTGAATCACTACTGCCTTACCTTTGCTAGTCTTGGCAACTTTGATTATGAAATCCTTGCCACCAAGCTCTTCAAACGCATCAAGGAATGCCTGCTTCACTGTAGTGAATTTGTTCGGCGTTCCCTTCTTGCGTCCAGCATTAGGATGTCTTGGTTCGCCTTTCTTGTATAACTTTCTTGGCATATCAATATTGGCTCATTAAAAAGATGATTGGGTCGTACTGAGGGCAAGTATACTCGCCCACTCAGTATGGAGTAAAGGACTATTTCATGACGATCTTCGCCCACCGGTGCAAATTAAAAGGAAAGGAAACTCCACACCTAGTTTATCCCAAGGTTTCTCATGTTGTCTTAAATACACTCTGTATTTGCACCGTAACAACGTTGTGCACCGGATGCTGTAACTTATTAAAAGAAAAAGAAAAACACAGAATTACCGGTGCAAATACTAATTCACTATATTAACTATATTATATTATATATATATGGTATAGGTGTATAGGTGTAGTAATAGTATTAGCTATATAAAGAGGTAGGAGAGGATTTCTACCGGGCACCGGAGGTTTGCAAGTTCCTTCTATATATACTCCTCTTTTTTCTTTATCGGTGGGACCGGTGCACCTTTTTTCCACCGGGATTTCTTCTTAGGTGTAAGATAAAACATATAAAATCGCTTTACTTACCAAATATAATATTATATATTCAGCCCTAGTAATAAAGGCAACTACTATACTGTTTCAAAGGAGACCCAAGATGCCAGTCATTCAAGTTTATGTAAAAGATGCACTCTATAAGGACATCATTACTCTGGACAGCAAGGTCAGATCGAAGATAATAATCACCGCTCTCACAGAGGTGGCAGCAGGAGTATCAAAGCCCAAGGGCTGGGGACTCAAACGTAACCAGACAGAAGAGGCATGGCAAGTTCTTAGACAGAAGAAGTTGAATGAGTATCTTCAGAAGCACTCACTGCCAGATAAGTCTTCAGCAGATAGCAAGAAGCTCATAGCAGAGGTGAAGAAAGAGATAACAGAGAAGATCACAGCTGCTATAAAAAACGCCATATAAAACTTCTTTACTTAACAAAAGTTATTTAATATACTATCGGCTGTGTGTCTCTCCTCCCTGCCCGCCTACAGGCTCTATAAGGGAAGCGCAGCCCTTAAAGAGCCTGGGCAGGGAACCATTATCACGAGAAGAGATAACACAAATGGTGAGACAGGAGATGAACACACATCATGTATTCCCCTAATCAGCAGACTGTTTCAAAATCCAAGAAAAAATTTCATATAGAAGATGCCATCCCCATCACAGCTGCATTTAGCAAGAAGCTGTTTAAGGATTTCATCACTACAAAGAACTATAAGTTTGAGACTCTTACTGCCCATGGCATTATACAAGGCCAAGCTGTCAGTTCAGATAGCTCAGACAAGAAGAGTAAAAACTCATACCCTATCATCGGCATTAAGATGGGTGAGCACAGTTACCATTGTGTCAGCTATACAACCTACCAAGACAATCTCCGCTTCATCAATGCCTCAGATAAGCAGAAACAAAAGCCCGATCTAAATTTGCTTGGCATCAGCATGAGTGCTCCTACAATCTTCTTGACTGAGGGATTCTGGGACATGCTTACGCTGTATGAGATGGAGAGATATGCTATGGCTCTCCCAGGAGTGAACAACTTTCCTGATGAGTGGATGGAGTTGTTTGAAAATAAGGAAGTGTACATTGTATTTGACAATGATAAGCCTGGGCAGGAATATGCAAGAAAGTGGTCAATAAAACTTAGCAGCATTGCTAGGTTTGTAAAGGGCATCCACCTGCCATCGAAGATCGAATACAATGGAGAAGAGATAGCAGTCAAGGACATCAGTGACCTTTACCATAGAACTTCATTGGCATTTGCTGATGGGTTGCTTACTTCTCTCATAGAAGAAGCTGAAGAGGTAGAGTTCAACCCACAGCAGTCAATATCAGAAATAATAAACAGTCAAGGAACAGCAGAGCAGAAGTATGTCAACATAGCAACCTTCATTCAGCAAGACATAGAGAGTAATGGTGGCAAGATAATACCATATAATAGCAGTCAGGAATTTGCCATAGCTCTTAATGGCACTTCTATCTTAACTGATGAGCGTATTCAGACCCACCTCTGTCGTGTGTATGGGTTCCTTCCTTCTGTAACTCTCTGGCGTCAGATATATGACCATTTGTATCAGCTGGCACTCCAAACAACTGATAGCAAGGTTCATACCTTTAGCCATTATGACCATGATGGCGGTCTGCTCTATATAGGTACAAAGAACAATGGCATGATCAGGATAACATCCGATCGAAGTATCAGTGCCATATCTGTAGTGCCTCAGGGCTTTGATGGCATCTATATTCAGTCCAGCAATGACCTTGACCTATCCTTTATAGAAGACATGCACAGGATAAGGACAGGCACTAGCCTTGAGAGTCTCTTCGATCTATTCCTTCATGATGGGGGTGATGCTCAGAAGTTTCTGCTCAAGACGTGGTTCTATCAGACCTTCTTTGAACCGCAGATGCGCAACATCTTATGTGTCATTGGTGAGCCTGGGTCTGGCAAGACTATGCTCCTTAAAATCATAAAGGGCATCTTAAATGGATTCACTGATGGCCGGTTCAATCCCAACAGCATCCCAGAAGAGGACTACATATTCCTTGAGATGATCAAGTCTTCCCGCCATTTGTTCTTCGATGAGTTCAATGAGAGTGACCCAAGTATCAAGACAAAGTTCCGCATGCTGGCTACCGGCGCTGAGTCTGTCTTCCGTGAGAAGTATGCACGGAAGAGTATCAAGTTCAGGCCAAAAGTATGGCTGGCTGTGTCTGCTCACTCACCAAAGATTAGAGAGAATGATATTGCTCAGCGTCTTTGTATCATTCGCTTATCCCATCCAGCTAAGAAGACAAAGTTGATCAATGAGTTTACCTTCTATAATAACCTAGAAAAAGAACGTAGCACAATCTGGTCAAGCTTGCTCTTGAACTTGAATAGCATACTCGCTAACCTCAAAGAGAATGGCAATGCGCAGATCGAATTAAAGAACTATTGCCGGCAGGTGGAGATGGCTGACTTCGCATTCCAAGTCTTCCCGAAAGAGCGTGAGGTTTGCCAGCAGACATTCGAGAATATGAATAAGCTCCAGGAAGGATTCAGTGCTGAGTTTGACCCATTGCTTGACCTGCTAGATGACTGGATGATCCAGAGCAGTAAGAACTATCATCAAACTGGCAAGGTAGTGATAGCAGCAAAAGACCTATACAACGATCTCATGCCTTTGGCAAAAGATAAAAATCTCAAGAGCTTCCCTATAAGCATCCAAGGTTTTGGGAAGTGGATCCATGGGCGTGTGACTGTACTTGCTGAGATGTATGGGTATGAGCGTTATAAAAACATAACTACAAACTCATGGCAGTATACATTTAACATTCGAGAGAAGATTGCTGGCGAGAAGGAGGTATTTTGAGATGGTTACAATAACTTTGCTGATTGATGGATGGAGAAAAGATGTGGAGATATCAGATGAACTTTTCAGGGCCGGTGTGGTTGAAGTCACTCCTTCTCCTTTCTCTCTTAATACGAAAGTCATCAGATTTTATCGTGACTATCAAAACACTGGTGTGCATCACTCTTTAAGGCTAGTCAATAATGGCTAGAATATTTGAGGGATACATCAGCCCGTATGACGTAAACATGCTCATGAAGGGTCCCAACGCTAATGGTGACATGCTCCACCTTGGAGTTGTGTATAAAGAAAAGCGCAATGAGAACTATATGCATGTGAGACTTACATTTGAAGAGATAAAACCTAACTCTAAGAAAGAGGAGGACACACACAATGAAACAGAAAAGGGAAAAGAGAAAGCACGATCTAAAGGTGGGAGAGGTTGAGTTCAATCGTATCCAAGAAGGTGGACAGAAATGTATCATCATCTTTAGCATTGGTCAGTTCCAAGTTGGTGATGATTTGGTGCTGACTGAAGTTAAGTCAGATATTCGTAATGCTGGTGATGCTATTTATTTTGCTCCCACAGGACGTACATTCAAGACCTTCATCACAGATATCATACAAGGATTTGATGTGGTGGGCCTTATTGGTGGGTATGCCATCCGTTCCCTTTATGGTGGTGGCTTCCTTGAGATAGCTAAGGAGCATAAAGAACATCTTGAAAATGCCAAGTGTGTTGGAGCGTTTGAGGAGTCAGGCCCAATATCAGAGGAGTCAAGGCAAGCACTGGGTAAGTCCATGCCAGAGATAGTGGCTGAGACTGAAGAGGGAAGACTGCCATGAGCAAATACATGGAGAAGGGAATTAAGAAGTCATGGTTCAGAAAGCTCATGGATAGGTTGGCTGGACTTTCCTTTCAAATACCTATGAATAGGAAAGAGAAGAGAGAGAAGTCATGAAGACCAAAAAGCCAAGCAAGGCCGCAGTCATAGCAGAGCAGAAGCTAGAGCAAGGCTATCAAGACAGCATCACTAGCGGTTGGCCCAAGCCTTTGCCGGCTGCACATAGAGAGGGAAGACACTGGGAGTGCCCGATCTGCGTTGGCAGACTTACCATCCAAGGAGTTGGCCATCTCTACTGCAATAATTGCAATGAGTATTATACTGTCACCCAAGATGGTGACTTGGAGAAGACATCATGCCCATTATAATATATGCCATTCTGCTTGGTTTGTTTCTTCTTGGCCCTGGCTGTGGTAATCATACAAAGATCACCTACCATGAAGTAACTCCTGAGCAACTTCTGGCTATATCTGGTGGTGCATCTAATTTGGGGCATGCCCGATGGAAGGACTATAAATATGAGGTGTTGTGTGATATCTCTCTCATGTCAGAAGATAGATACAGCCCAGATTGCTATACTGCTGTGGTGAGGCATGAGAGACGCCATTGCTATGAGTTTAATTTTCATCCTGGGATACCAGAAGACATGCCGGAGTGTTTTGGCAAATGAACCTAACAATTGAGAATGGCAAGTTCATGCTTCGCTTTCCTTATGATGCTGCTCTGGTAACTCAGATCAGATTAATGAATTGCGGCATTTTCAATAAGGTATACAAGGCATGGGAGTTTCCCCTCACTGCTGTAGCCTATAAGAAGCTCAAGGCATTAGGTCTGAGTCATCCTGAGGTAGAAGAATGGCTGAAGAAGAGAAAGAAGGTCATTCACATCTACAAGCATACTTTTAAGACAGAGTGCCTTCCACATCAGATTGAAGCTCTCGAGTTTACTCTCACAATGTTTGGCATGAAGGTGAAATGAAATGAACACAATTTCAGAATCAGTACAAAAAAGATTCTTCAGCAAGATCCAAGCACTCAAGAAAGTTGATCCCAGTCCTGAGGTCTATGATGATTGCTGGTTATGGCTAGGTGGATGCACTAAGAAAGGGTATGGTGCTCTCTGGTTTAATGGTAAGGCAGAGTATGCCCATCGAATAGCTTATTGGATTGTAAATGGCATCTCTTCTATTCCTTCTTATCTTTGTATTCATCACAAGTGTATGAGAAGGCATTGTGTCAATCCAGATCACATAGAATTAGTTCCTTATTCAGTCAACAATCATATAGAGAATAGGTGGCCAAATGGCTAAGTGTAAAGTGCTTCATTGTCAAAAGTCTTATCTGGGATATGTCTCGAAGATCTGTGCTGTATGCTGGGACAACTTTGAGGTATGTCCTGATTGCTTAGTCAGGTATGAGAAGGTAGTCTGTAAGGATTGTATTGCTGAAGGTCTTAGGGATGATTCAGTTGATCTTCTCAAGTCACAGGTGGATAAGTACAGTCTCAAGCAAGTCATGAAAGATCGAAGCGAAAAGGAGACAGAAGAATGAACGCACAGCAGCTACAAAATGCAATCGCAGCTTGGAGTGATAAGACCTTTGGGTCAAGCATCTTAGATCGTCATGGCAAGCAGATGCCAATAGATCGAAGAAATGGCATGCTCAATCATATGCTCAAGGAAATAGAAGAGCTAAGAGCAAAGCCAAACTCACCCACAGAGATGGCAGATATTTTCATGCTGCTCTTAGACTATGCTGCCCATTCTGGGGTGACAGTGGACATGCTCTTTGATACCACTCTCAAGAAGCTGGCCATTAACATGAAGCGTAAGTGGGGACCGGTCTTGCCTGATGGTTCTGTGGAGCATGTGAGAGAAGAGAAATGAAATGGGAGTAAATAGATATAGACAAATCATGGGAAGAAATGTCCAGAACAATCTAAGCGCATGAAAATGAATAATCCAATGTATAATAAAAAGCATTATGATAAAATGATGCTAGGATTGAAAGAATATTGGATTAAAAAGAAAGGAGGTGATGCCAATGCCACGTCCAGAAGATAAAAAAGAAACTCTATTGAGTTTTGGAGTTGCACTCTTGATGGACATGGGCTGAAGAGCACAATGAAGACAAAAGTCATCATTGACACCGGCGAAATCCTCAACTCCATTGGCCTTGTCCAAAAGGTCTTAGTTGTCACCATCCTTAACATTGTTGATGGATGGGGAGGAGAAGGCGGTCAGCTGGATAAACATTCTTCCCGATCCATTTGGGCATCAGCCATAGGTAGCAAGAAGGAACGGCTGAGAGCTATAGAAGACATTAACACTTTCTCAGAGAGCAATCCTGATACTCTCTGCTGGGTGCTTATAAATGCTGAGGGACTTGATAGTGTACTGCCTGAGTTGCTCAGATCGAAGTTTGACCTTGTGGTGGTGGATGAGTCTACAATCATAAAGACCCGTACAGCAGGACGCACAAAGACCATGGTGGAGTATTTTAAGAAAGCACCATTCAAGATAATCATGACCGGCAATCCAATACCCAAAGGTGCTGATGAGGCTTTCTCTCAGTACCACTTTGTGGATGAAGGGGTATTTGGTTCTAAATATTATCCTCATGTTGAGAGATATTTTGATGTAGACTATTTTGGCAAGGTGCTCTCAGTAAAGGACCCAGAGGGATTTGATGAAGAGCTTTACAGCATTGCCTATCGGGTGAAGAAGTCTGACTGCCTTTCCCTTCCACCAAAAGTTTATCAGACTGTCTATGTTCAGATGACCAAAGAGCAGGAGAAGTCATACCAAGCCATGTATGAGGATGCTGTATCATCTTATGATGACTTCTCATGTGCTGCTCCGATGGTTATTACAAAGTTCCTTCGATGCTCTCAGATCGCAGGTGGATTCTTCCCAGGAATTAAGCAGAGTGAAGATGGAAGTGTTGGTGAGATGGATGCTAGGCCGATCTTGCCAAACCCAAAACTTGAGTCATTGGTTGAGGTGGTTGGCCAGTTACGAGAGCAGAAAGAGAAAATTGTCATTTGGGCACGTTTCCGAAAAGAGATCGAATCTATCCAGGAGCGTATGCTGAAAGAGGGACACCGGTCAGTAGTTTACTATGGTGGTGTAAACTATAAGACAAAGGTTGAGGCCAAGCAGAAATTTAATACTGGTGGAGCAGATATTTTCATAGCAAATGCCCAGAGTGGTGCCAGAGGTTTGAATGAGCTTGCTGGTGCCTCTTATGTCATTATTTATTCCAACGACTACAGTGCTGAATGCCGGCAGCAGTTGGAAGATCGAACCACAAGACCTGGTATGAATGAAGCCATATCTTGTACTTATATAGATATGGTATGCCGTGGCACCATAGATGAAGACTGTCTTGCTGTACTTCAATCTGACAAAGACTTTGCTGAGATAATCCTTTCCCGACGAAATAGGAGGAAGTAATGAAATATAATATAAGTTCTGATGGATATAGAATAAGATATAGAAATGCCAAGGCTGTATTTGAACATAGAGAAATAATGGAAAAGATTTTAGGAAGGAAATTAAAACCTACAGAGCACGTCCATCACAAGAATGGTATAAGGCATGACAATAGAGTTATTAATCTTGTAGTGCTTACTAATAAACAACATGGTAAATATTCTTGGAAGAATGGCAGGAAGACAGACCCAAGATAGTTTCGATTATTCTAAACTAATTTTTAATGCTTAAAAAAAAACTGTATTATTTTGTTTACTTTTGTTTCAGGATTTAGTATACTTTACTTACATAGAGCAAGGCTTGGACAAACCGGACATCCACCCGACCAACTCCTGCTCCAAAAAACAAGGGCTGAAGCCAGCAAGGTAAGTAAGGGGCTCAAACGAGATTCCCCCAGATACCCCGCCCAAAGGAGAAAGTAAAATGAAAATATTAAATCGTTGGACAGGGAATTTAATTATTGAAGTGGACCTCTGTGGCGCAGACCTCTGTGGCGCAGACCTCTGTGACGCAAACCTCTGTGACGCAAACCTCCGTGGCGCAGACCTCTGTGACGCAGACCTCCGTGGCGCAAACCTCTGTGGCGCAGACCTCCGTGACGCAAACCTCTGTGACGCAAACCTCCGTGGCGCAGACCTCTGTGACGCAAACCTCCGTGACGCAAACCTCCGTGGCGCAGACCTCTGTGGCGCAGACCTCTGTGGCGCAAACCTCCGTGACGCAGACCTCCGTGACGCAAACCTCCGTGGCGCAAACCCAGAGATGGCAAGACGCCTATGCTCATCTTAGATCGAAAGGACTGGACAAATGCCAATGGTCATCTCTCAGGAGTCCACTCAGCAGAAGAGGTAATCAAGCTTCAACCAATACCCCAGAGCAAAGCCCAAAGGAGAAAGTAAAATGAAAATATTAAATCGTTGGACAGGGAATTTAATTATTGAAGTGGACCTCTGTGACGCAGACCTCCGTGACGCAAACCTCTGTGACGCAGACCTCCGTGGCGCAGACCTCCGTGGCGCAGACCTCTGTGACGCAAACCTCTGTGACGCAAACCTCTGTGGCGCAAACATCTGTGGCGCAGACCTCTGTGACGCAAACCTCTGTGGCGCAGACCTCCGTGGCGCAGTCCTCGAAGGCGCAAACCTCTGTGATGCAGACCTCCGTGACGCAAACCTCCGTGACGCAAACCTCTGTGACGCAAACCTCTGTGGCGCAAACATCTGTGGCGCAAACCTCCGTGACGCAGACCTCCGTGGCGCAAACCTCCGTGACGCAAACCTCCGTGGCGCAGACCTCTGTGACGCAAACCTCTGTGGCGCAAACCTCCGTGGCGCAAACCTCCGTGGCGCAGACCTCTGTGACGCAAACCTCTGTGGCACAGACCTCTGTGGCACAGACCTTGATTATTCAGCATGGCCACTCAAGTGCACTTCTCTCAAAGCAAAAGTTGATGCAAGAATATCTGCTCAACTTTTATATCATGCCTTTGCTGTTTCATCTTTGAAGCCTACAGAAGAGCAAAGGAATTTCATGAGAGATAACTTCCACCGATATGATGAGTGTGGCGGTGAATCATCTTTGACCAAGGAGGTTGGTGATGATTCCTAAAACTCAACTCCAAGCATATGGGGAGTTTTTCTACATGATGTTGAGACTGCTCGCAGACCCAAGCTGTAAGCATTGCCATGGTAGAGGTTATGAAGGAGTGCAAGTAGGCACCGGCCAGTCTCAAGGTAAGAAGCAAGGCACAGGATGGGAAGTCTTCTGCCATGGCAAGGGATGTGTTGGAAAGACTCTAGCCAAGTACCACAATCTGTTAACTAAAACCAAAGCCCGAAGGGCAAAGGAGGTAGTAAAATGACACAGGATAATACAAGACTCAAAGGAGCAGTACGATCTGGTTCAGACCCAAAGGCATTCGCCTCAATCATGGCTAACCATGAGCACTCTCATCTCAGTGACAAGTACCAGTTCATCCCCACCACCAAGATCATAGACATACTAGCGAAGCAGGGATGGAATCCGGTGATGGTCCAAGAGAAGAGCGTGCGCAAGGAAGATCGTGAGGGATTTCAAAAGCACCTCATTCGCTTCCGGCAGGATAGTGCTCAGGCCATTGATGGTATCTTCCCTGAGGTGCTGCTGACGAACAGCCATGATGGCTCAGCCTCTTTCGTTTTTATGGCTGGCCTTTTCCGGCTGATATGCACCAACGGGCTCATTGTGAGCAATGGCATGTTCGGTTCCATAAAGGTACGCCACATGAACTTCCAGCAGCAAGATGTCATTGAGGCTGTGGACAGGGTTGTGGAAGATACCCCGAAGCTCCTTGAGCATGTGGACATCTACCAATCCATCCAGCTGAGCCGGCAAGAGCAGTATGCCTTTGCTGAGTCTGCCCTCAACATGAAGTTCAAGAAGGAAGGAAGCAGGTTTGATAATGTCAAGAGCATAGGAGAAACAAAAGCTATCTATGAGCTTGAAGATCGCAGGTTCAACATGGATACTCTTCTCAAGCCTCTTCGATCTGCTGATGCTGATAGTCCTTCCCTTTGGAATACCTTTAACATCATCCAGGAGAAGTTCATCAAGGGTGGCATCTTTGAGGATACTGTGAGGCCCAATGCCAATCCTCTAATTTCTCCAACCCATGTGAGCAAGGTTAGGGGTATCAAGGGCATTGATGAGTCCATACGGGTCAACAAGGAACTTTGGGGACTGACTGAGAATATGGCCCAGCTTAAAGCAGCATAACCGATCTACCATTTTGGTTGGAAGGGAGGTGAAACTTTTGGCAACAAGTTTGATCGAAGCTCCAAGAAGCAAGGGTCAATGCGATAAGTGCAAGCATGAACCTTCTTGCAACGCTTGGTGGAGAAAAGATGTTGAAGCAAGCACAAGCCTTATAGTTTGCCTTGGATTCAGATCTCAAAAAAAGGAGGTGAGAGAAAGAAGAGAGTATGATGACTGGGCAGACATTTAACTGAAAGGATGGTGAGAGCATGACAACTGAAAGTAGCCCTGATCAAAATGCCGCAAGCACCATAGATATTAAGAAGGTGCGAAGACGCACTGAAGATGTACTGCGAAAGAGTGATGATGCTACCATCCTCTCAGTGGCCAAGTTGTTAGGAGTAAGAACTGACACCACCAACCCCAAGGAGGAAGAATATGGCCATTGACATGGAAGCAATCACAACATTCGCAGAAGTAAAGAAGCTCAGCGATGAAGACCTGATCGAATATGCAAAGCTGTCTGGTGTGGTTCTTGAGCCTCAGCCCAGGAAAGACCTCATCAGCAAGTGTGCTTCGATCTTCCTCAGCAAGAAGAGCAATGCTGCTCTTGAGCTTCCTCTTACACCACCCCAGCCGGTAGCATCAAAGAAGAAAGAGACAGCCCCAAAGGCAGTTGTAGAGAAGAAAGCCAAGGCTGTCAAGGGCAAGACTGAAGAGACGAGCCAGAAGGAAATGGAACTGGCTGAGTCTTTTGAAGCAGGGAAGAATACTGGCCAGGATTTTCCCCGATGTCCGTATTGCGGAACAGCCATCACCGTGGACACCGGCGTGAGGGATGGTAATAATATGCCTGTCTGTTCAGAATGTACAGACAAGGTAAACAAATCAAAGGAGAAAGTCATGAAAGCAACGGCGAAGGCAAACAAGGTAGTAGCAAAGAAGGCAGAGAAGAAGACCATCAGCACCAAGACCGGCCGCAAGGGTAACACCGATGCTCTGAAGAAGGCACGTGAGGCAGCACCGAAGGACGATGGCGGATTCCGGCTGGGCTCTGGTGCCAGTGAACTGTTCCAGGCTCTGAAGAAGGGCATCACGCTCGAAAAGGCCAAGGCCATCAAGGGCAACGCAACTGCGTACTTTGCGGCCTTTGCCATGAAGGTTGGGGCCAAGTCTGAGGCACGTGCTGCGGTCATCAAGCTGGATGAGAAGACCAGCAAGTACACGCTCAAGAGCTTCACCAATGCTGAGGGCAAGACTGTCCATGTGAAGTAACTTCGATCTGGCCGGCAACGCAACGCTCATAGTGAGCAACGCAAAGCCTCTGGTCCTTTCTCTTCTTATAGAGATGCCAGAGGCTTTTTTATTTTAAGAGGAGAGCACATGGCAAAGAAAGCAGCAGCAAAAAAGAAGGAAGCAGAAATCCCGAAGAGCATCATGGCTGGCATCTTGCCTCTGTGTAAACAACTGAGAGAGGTAAAGGACCAGAAGGAAAAGCTGGCAGCAGAGACAAAGAAGCTCAATGAGAAAGAAGACTATCTTGAGCAGATGCTGACCACAAAGATCACAGCAGAAGGTCTGGACTTGGTGCGCACAATCTATGGCACCGCTTCAATATCCAAGAACGTCGAGTATCCATCTGTCAAAGGAGAAAACTGGGATAAGCTCTTCCATTGGATATCTGAGAATGAACGGTATGAGCTTCTTCCTCATAGCATCAAGACAGCAGCATGGTCAGAGGCAAAAGAGGCAGGAGAAGTAATACCATTCATTGATACCTTCAAGAAGGACAAGCTGTCATTCAGGCGCACACCCAGCAAGGGTACAGCAGCCAAGGCATAGACGGTAGCACCGTCATAGTAAAGGAGAGGACCAATGGCACTCAGAAAATCAGCACCGCCTGTAAAGGGGAAGGCATCTGCCCCATCCAGCCTCAAACGCACTGCAGCACCTTCTCAGCCGGCACCGGCCCAGCCACCTGCCACAAGATCGCAGCAAGCACCGGCCCAGTCTCAGGCATCTTCTCCTAACCTTCCGGCTGTACCGAAGGAACTGATGGAGCAGTTCACAGAAGATGCCCAGGAGAACATGACCAACGTCAAGGATGCTTTCTTTCGGGTCAGCATCCGTGGTGGACGGTTCAAGGTAGGAGAGGATATCATCGGAGATAATGGCATTAGCTTTGAGGCTATTATCCTACGAGAAGTTCCTGTCAACATCTTCTATCTCACCAAGTATGATCCCAGCAAGCCGGTGAACCCTGACTGCTGGAGCCTTGGTGGCATGGAGCCTGATGCTGCTGTGGAACACAAGCAGAGTGATTCATGTGTCACCTGCAAGAACAATCGCTATGGCACTGGCACTGACCAGGAAGGAAAGCGCAGCCGTGGCAAGGCATGCCGCAATTCTCGCCGGTTGGTTCTGAATGTGGAAGGTGTGGACTTCCCTGTCCTCATGTCTCTTCCTCCCACTGCCATCAAGGCATTCAACCAGTACCTCAAGATGTTGACGAGCAATGTGCCGCCGATTCCGATGTTCGGCGTGCGCACTCATTTCACCTTTGATACTTCTTCTGAATTTCCCAAGCCTCTCATGGAATTTCATTCCATCCTGACGGCTGCTGAGTACCTTGAGATCAGGGAATATCGGATGGGTGCTGATGCTGAAAATGCTCTTAATGCATTCGCATCACCGTCTGACATTGCTGCTGATGCTGAAGAGACAGAAGAGCATGCCCAGGAGCGCATGGAAAAGGGTGAAAAGGAGAAGTTCTAAGATCGAAGAAAAGTCTATCTGATTATACTTTGCTCTGCTGCCTATAAATGCTGATGGAAAGTGACTGGCAAGGGATGAATGCTATCAGGTGCATAATGTGGAGAGCCCACAACCATTCCCTTGCCTTTTTTATGAAGGGCTTGTTATGGATGAATGGGAGGACGGATGAAGCTCAAAGCCTCATAACACTTTGTGGGCAGTGAGCGGTCTTATAGACCATATGAAACTATCCAAACTAATTAAGCCAGCCAAGCCTTTCATAAAAAAACTAAAAGGAGGACACACAATGGACAATAGCTATGATGTAGTAATACTTGGTGGTGGTATATCTGGAGCTATGGCAGCAAGATCGTTGAAGGAAGCTTTCCCTCATTTCAACATTTGTATGATAGACAAGGGTGATGAGTCAAGAGGCAATCATTCCTTCCATCTTCACCGTCACATTGAAGATGTTCCTGGGTTGGACTCTAAGACCGGCCCAGTTGCCAAGAAGATTGAAGTCAATATTTTTGATGGCCTTATGATAAAGCAGACCACAACAATCAAGGATGCAAATGACTACTCTCGTAAATTATATGGGAAGCTAGGTATCAGCTACATAAATAACCAGAGAGATGACATGATTATTCCTACAAATCAAGATCATGTTATTGCCTGTCTTCAATCTATCAATACAAGACATATAGAAGGGAGAGCTGTCAGCATAGATCGAAGACAAAAGATGATAGCTGTTCAAGAGGAAGTGCTGAAAGCATATCATTACAAATATCTCATCAGCACCATACCTCTTCCTGCTCTTCTCAAGATTTCAAATGTGAAGCATAGCATGAAGTTTGAGAACTATCCATTTTGGGGGAAGAGCTTCCCTGTGGATAGTACCAATCTCTATCAGCTCATTCTCAATACATGTCCTGCTTTCAACTCAACTCGGATCATCTTATCAGATAACATTCTTCACATTGAATCTATGTATAATAGTCTCAATCAGCACGATAATGATTTTCTGTCTGAAATATTTGGGCCCCAGTTGAGTGTTTGCGATACTGAAAGTTGTCTTGATCCTATCATGCCAGGACGCATCAACATCCTCCCATCAGAAGATCGCAAGCCTCTGATCCACTGGCTCACTGAAAAGAATAACATCTTTGTCATAGGCCGATATGGGGCGTGGACGTACAAGGTTGCCAATGATGTCTGGGATGACTTGAAGCTCATCAAAGACTTAATATATGCCAAGGAGTATGCACACAAATTTGAAAAGGAGAATGACAATGACTAAGCAAGCAAAGGTAACTCTGTACAGTATGACAGCAAGGCCACTCGAAACAATGGCACTGGCCAAGAAGGTAACTGACAGCAGTCTTCTCCCTGGTATTAACTACAACCTTGAGGAAGGGGAAGCAGAAAAGATCTTCAAGGAAATCCTCCATGACCAGCACCAGACACCTCTGGAATATATCAATACTGTCTGGCTCATTGAGAACTGCAGCAGGGCATTCCAGCAGCAGCTGACCCGTCATCGTATTGGATTCAGCTACAGCATTCAGAGCTTGCGTGTAGTTGATGCTGGTGACTTTGCTGATCAAGGTAGGTACACCATGCCTGAGTCTATTAAGTATAAGGATTCATATCATAGTGATATGCTTACTGCTCAGGCATCTTATCAAAGTATGATTGCTGATGGTGAGAAGATCGAAGACGCAAGAGGCATCTTGCCCCTTAATATTCACTCACCAATTACCATGGCATGCTCTTATCGGGCATTACTTGGTATGGTACGCCAGCGCATGTGTGTGGCTACCCAGGGTGAATGGAAAGCTGTAGTAGAAGGCATGCGCTTTGCTCTTGCTGCTGTGCATCCTCTTCTGGCTGAACCGTTTGACTGTTCTTGCGGCCGGTTCAAGAATAATGCAGGATACTGCAAGCATATCAAGAGCAAGGTGGACAGGGAAGGAGTGGTCAATGAATAAAGTATCATGTGAAGATATACTCAAGCAAGCCATACAGACTCACAAAGAGCGG